TTTGCTCTTTCTATGCTTGATTGTTTTAACGGCTCTAATATCTGATTAAAAAAGTATTTAGGTTGTTTTGAGAGTAAGAAAATATATTCATGGTTTTTAGTAAAGCGATCCTTCACACCTTCAGGCATACAATTCTTTTTTGCCCAAATAATATCTTGTCTTAATATCCAACCCCATTCTTGTAATGCTATTGCTACTTTCCAGGGTATTCCTAATAAAGATTTTGGCTTAATATTTTTATTTGGAGGGGGTCTTGTTACTCCATAGTCTTTATCTTTTTTTAAAGATTGATTTGTTTGGGAAGTTCTGCTGCCACTTGAATAACTATCACCAAGATTTAACCATAATGTTCCATCATCTCTTAATACTCTATGGACTTCTGCAAATACTTCTACCATATTTTCTACATATCCTTCAGGAGTTTTTTCAAGTCCTAATTGGTTCTCTTGGTTTTCGTAATTTCGCAAATTGTAATACGGTGGTGAAGTTACACACATCTGAATAGACTTATCAGGAAGTTCTTTTAACTTCTCTCTTACATCACCTATAAGTGTGTAATTAGTTTTCATCTAATAATGTTTTATAATTTTGAGTATATGTTTTTATTATCATATCTAATAATCTTTTTGCTTCTTTTTGTGATGAGTAATAATCGCTGTTTCTACTATATGGAAGCCAATCATTAAAATCGTCATCATAGTATTCTTTACCAACATAATATCCTGCTGGACTTTTCATAACTTTATATTCACTAATTTTCATAATTTTTTATGGGGTAACCAGTAGCCAACCGTTTGTATTTGCTTAAAATATAATAACTAATAAGGATAAACAGGATTGGTTACCTGCGACACTCCTTTTTTGTGCCATTAAGTTTTAAGTTAATATGTTACCCCAATAAATTAAAATGGCAAATCGTCATCTTTGAATTGTTCTGATTTCTCTTTTGGAATAGAAAAACTTAAACCGAAATACTTTTTACCTGCTTTACTTTCATTTATCCAAGCAGATACATTATATAATGTTCCATCTACATTGGCTTGTCCAGTAAAGTCTGGTTGTTTTTCTTCTTCCTTTCTATCGTTCTTAAATAACGATCCTTTGTTTTCTTTGTGTTCGTATGGCTTATTTGACATTATCTTAACCTCCAAGTATAAGTTAATCTACCCCAGTTACCCATTACTTTTTTATCTGTCTTTAATAAATAACCCTCTTTGGCTAAATCAGATATTGCTCTACGGATAGAAGTAATAGGGGTGTTTAGATCAATCGCTTCTAAATGTTTAAGAGCAGATAAAACATCATCAGCACAATAATAAGCAGTAGGCATTGCTTGAAATATACCTAATACTTTTTGCTTTTGATTGTTTGCTTTATCAAAGTTTAATCTTAATTGTTTTTCCTTTTCTCTCGTTGTATTGTAATACATATCCTCTCCATTGTTTTTGTATTTTAAGCACAAAGATACTATTAGGTTAAAAACCCATTGACATAAACCGTTGATGTTCATTTACAATTTAATCATCACAGTTTTCGCAATTACTCCATTTAGGATTTATAGCATTTTTCATTTGTTCATATTGTTTCACATCTACTTTTCTAGATTGACATAGTGCTTTTCTAATTTCCAAAGCCACAGGTTTAATCTGTGGTGGTAAATTATCAACCCTACTATCACGAAACATATATCGCATTACTTCTGCTTCCTCATTGGATAATTTCAGTATCATATTGTTACCTCAAATACGGTTTTTCTTGGTTTTAGTTTTGTGGACGATTTCGCATTATAGCTTTCAAGTTCGCTATCAATGTCATAACCGACTTCGCCTACATTTTGCAAATCTATTTTCATACCATCTATATTTTTATTCTCGTGAAAAATATAAATATTTTGACTAGCTCGTCCTGCAAGATTTAACCCTTTTTCGCTATACTCATTTGCTCCTACTAATGAAGATGATCTTGCATAAGTATCTCCTATTCGTGCAGAGTGTATATGTCCAGATATAATAAAATCAATCTGTTTCCCTTGTGAAGTATATCGTCCTTTTATTTGATTAACACTTTTCTCGTGTTGGGTAGTAAAACTTCCGTTTCCGTGTAATAATAATAAATTTTGTCCAGCAACATTAACAACAACCTCGCTTGGATCATCAACAACAAACTCTACATTGGTTTGTTTAAATAAGTGTCGTAGCATTTCAAATATAACAAAGTCGTAATTATCACTTGCCATAAAGTCTGTCCAACCCCACTCTTGTTTTAAACGACTTTCATTTCCAGTTACACAAGCAACAGTTACAGAATAATCCTCTCCAATGTCGTGTATAATTTGTTGTAATAAATCTACTGCCAGGAATATTGCTTTGGAACGATTGACACTCATATTCAACATTTCATCTAATCGTCTATCTGAGTTAATTAAATCGCCTGTTATAGCGATTAATACATTGTTGATATTATAACATTTAAATAATTTTTTTGCCTCTGTTACAAAGTGTTTTAACCTTCTTGAAGCAACCGTGAAATCATAATTATTGTGGGGTAAGGAAACAAGTTCGTTAAAGTGTGTATCAGATATATGCAAAACACCAACAGACTTTCCTTGTTTGACTTTCTTGAATTTATACTTAGATAAGGAACGGTTTTGTAATATGTCGTGTATGTTAAATAATAGTTGTGTAATTGCATTTTCATACCTTGCATATTCTCTAAACCCTTTTCGTTCAATTCTATTTACATCTTGTGCTGATTGTTTTTGCTTGGCTAGTTGGACATTTGACTTAACAATGTCTTTATCTAATAAGGTAGGGTTAACAGTTCTTGATCCACAGTTTTTGCACATATACCTCTGTTTATAACTGCCGTCATAATTCTTTTGTCGTGATTTCTTGATTAAATCTTTACTCTCACATCTCGGACAAGCCAATATATAGCCATCTACTTCAATCATATTTGATACATTACTTTCTTAACAAATCTAATAAATCCTTAAATTCAAAGCAAACCAATACTTTGGAATTGTTTTTTGAGAATATAAGCAAGGGTGTTAAGTCCTCTGAATTTTCACAAGATTGTTCAAAACACTTCCAAATATTAATCTTTTCTACCTTTTTACACTCAACAGCATAAGGAAATTTCTCTCTACCTGCTGATGATAGTTTTATATCCATACCACTTTCGCCCATTACTGCTGTCTTTATATCGTGTTCATTGATGTCCAGATGATTCATTATCATCTTTCTTACTTTATTCTGGAAGTTTCTGCCTTTTGCTTTCGCACTACTTGGTTTCATTTCTTGTCCTCTTTCCTAAATTATTATCAACTTTTTCAAGTGTTTCTACAAGTTCTTTATATTTATCGTCTTTGAATATAATATTATTAGGGTTTAAATGTCCCTCGTGTTTTATACTCCAAGCTGTTCCAGTTATTTTGTCCAATTTTTTTTCCATTTATTCTCCAATGCTAATGTTATAACCTCTTGCCTCGTAAACCATTTATTACTCTGATAATCAAAAAATTTGTTTTTTTCGTTATCTATGTATTGCATTTCTGCCAATCTGTTTATCCTTAAAAACAATATCATATTGTTGATATGTCTGTCCTCGTATTCTATCATTTTTCCTCCTTGTCAAATACTTTGTATTGTTGCCAAGATGATGAAACTATCTCATCAATAATTTCTCCTATCTCTTTATGATTATACTTTTCAAAATGAATTTCTTTAATCAAATCAATAATGCTATTCCAATTTGATGTCTGTCGTCTATTTTCTTGTGTTAGCTGTAAATAAAGATCATTATCCATTATTTATACTCCTTTGTTGGTTGTATCTGTTCATCACAACACGAAACATATAAATCTCTATATTCCGAAGTTGTCTTTTGCTTGTCGCAATTCTTACAATGATAAATATATACTATCTCATCATCTTTGTTATTAATCAATATATCGTTCCATTTCTCTTGGTTTAAATAGGTTTCTGGATTAGGGATATATTGTGGGTTTTGCCATTGATCTGATTGCTTGTGGCTTTCTAATGCTTTAAGAATATCGTCAATAGGGTATTTGTTTTTTAAAAATTTCTCCTGCACTTTTTTCTTTCCTACCTTTTTAGGATAACTCTCCCAGAATAATATAAATTCTTTATTTCTTTCTTTATTACTTTCTTTTAATAGGGTTAGGTGTGGGTTAGGTGTGGGTTGGCTCTGGGTTAGTCTTGGGTTGCTACTATGGTAAAGTTCATAATTATTAAGACTTAGGTGGGTTATATGTGGGTTAGTTTTTATAGTAATCATCTTTGATTTTTCTAACTTTTTTAATAAAGTTCTCAATTTTTGCCTTGAAATACCATTTCGTTTACAAAAAATCCTTTGCGAAAATATAATTTCTCCACGATTAACTTGGATTACTTGGTCGTTGATTAGTGCTGATGATTTTTTTATACTGGCTCTCATCAGCATATCTAACCAACATTTCAAATATAAGGGATTTTCCCATATCCAGTTATCTTGTATTTTGCGATATAGTTTGACGAAACTATTATTCAAGACTACCCCAAAAGATCTATCAGTAAAAAGAATAATAATTTGTGTATATCAAGAACAATAATAACGAACAGGGCAATAGCTAACATCACTATTGTTACAAAATCTAATGAACTTTCAATTTCGCTATTCACCTATCTACCCCCTATTGCTTTTTCTAGACTTGCTGTTGCTTTCTCATATACTCGCAAGTTCTGTCGTATAGCATTTGTATTGTCTTTTAACCATTTTTTAGCATTTTCATCTAAAACCCCAAGCTCTACTGCTTGTTTTTCTAGCTTAACAAATGCCTCAATTTGCTTAATCGTAGGGGATTGTTTCTGGAAATCCTCTGCCTCAACATCAGAGTAAAAAGCATTTTTACCATATAATCCTAATAGTTTTAAGGTTGCTCTTGCTTTGCCTCTTTTCTCTGCCATTGCCCAAAAGTATTGATTGCGACAATTTGTATCGTTTGCCTCTCCAAAGGTTGTTTCCTCTATTCTTTCATCATATCCATTGTGATCATTTGGCTCTATGTATGCTATAACCTTTAAAGCAATAGCTGGGGAAACATCAAGATTGTTTGACATTTCAAATTTAACATTTTCAATATCTATAATCTTTGAAACTCCGTCAAAAGATATAATTCTATTTCCTGCAAGAAACCAAAAATCGTCCTCGTCAAGATTATATCGTTTCATTAAACTATCTATTGGATTGCTCATTATAGTTCCCCCCACAACATTTCTACACTTGTCCCAAGTGCATAAGCTATTCCAGGTTTTCTGTTTTCTGGAATATTTTTATTCTTCTTCCAAGTGTGAACTGCTTGTTTTGAAAGAGATAATCTTCTTGATAACCAAGTTATATTTCTTTCGTTGATAAACAACCAATCTTCTATTGGTTGCCAATCATCAGATTGCATATCAGTATTGTCATTGTGAAACTCATCTACCATTTTATTTTTCCTCCATTTTAATTGAATTTAATTCTTTAATTATTTTTTCTATTTCTTTATACATCATCTCTCTCCTCATCTACTTCATCACAAGTCATATTGTCCATAGCATAATCTTTTTGCTTTTCGTCAAAACCCTCTAATCTTAATGCAACATCTATTTCTAACTCTCTCATCTTTTTATTAAATTGATTTCTCATTTCTTGAAAATTATATTTTCTATAACCTGTTTCCTCGCAATCCTCATATTTGATTTCAATTACCAGTTTATCCTCATTGTTTTCAAGTTTATCAATCAGTTCTTTTTGTGCATATAGTTCTGCCATTTTACTCATAGTTTTGCCTCTAACTCTCTTTTTATATTGATGATTCAAATATTTCTTCAAAATAGGAATAAAGATCATCGTTATCTGAATAAGACATTTCAAACTTATCAGACTCCCAATATCCAGACACTAGACTATATCTTGTGTCTATGTATATATTTGGACCACCAAAAGCAACCAGTAATTCACAACCGTTGAAAACTTGTTTACCATTTTCAAAAGTTGAATAATAGACAATAGAAAGAATATCATTAAAAAATTCATCTCTTTGTTCTTGTTTAACCTCTGGTAATTCCTCTATTTCTTTAATTGTATCTAATACAAGGCTTTTTAGTCTTTTTTTAGTATCCATTGCTTTTTGCTCTCTCTTTTCCTCATATTCTTTAACCCAATCCATTGTATTATGCTCCCCCCTCATTTAATTCGTTTAATCTGTTTTCTATGGTAAGTTTTAACCACTCGCCAAAGCCATAAGCATTACTATTGTTTGAGCCGATATTAAACTGCACTTCCTCATCTAACTTCCAAAAATCTACTGGCTTAATACCACTTTCATCATATAAAGTTGTATATTTCCAGTCATATAAAGTTATAGGAGTTCCTGTTTCAGTATGCTCAAACAAATATTCTCCTGATGTTTTATAGCTATCTGAAATATGTGGTTTACCAAACACCATTAATAGTTCTATTGGTTTCAACATCACTTCACTAAATCTATATGTTCCACCTATTTCTACATTATGGTTTAATTTATACTCATTTACTTTCATTTTCTCTCTCCTTATAGTAGTTGTTCTGGTAAAGTTATAATTCCTAATTCATTAAATAATAAAAGAAACACAAGTATTAAGGCAATACCACAAAAGAAAAATAGAAAATATAGTGAGTTCTTTTTCTCTTGTTCTAATTTTTGTTTTCTTTTCCAAGTATTATGCCAATCGTGATATAGCTTTTGTAGTTCTGCCTCTGCTGGATTAAAAGTTATTCTATTTGGATTACTTTTAACTTCTCTTTTAAGAAAGTAAAAAGAATAATGACTTAATACATCTGCAATAAAATAATACATCTCTTTCTTTTTCTCTTTGGTAGGATTGACATAATTTTCGTAATATAATTCAGTATAGGGTTTCTCGTTTATTTCACTCATTTTATTTCTCCTCATTATATAATTTATTTTCCAGTATCCAATTTGCTATATTGTTCCCCTCGTGCTTTACTCGTTGGCTAACCCCCTCAACAACCACCTTGTCTATAAAGGTTTCTATAAATCCATCTCCGTCTTTTTGTAACCAAAGTTTCTTATCAATATCAAAGTTAGCACAAGTTTCTGTTAAGCAATCATCTAGTAATTGGTAAACATTAAAATTTCCGTCAATTCCTATTGCTTTATTAAAAGCAATGTCCCAATCGTTTTCCAATAACTCGCCACAAGCATATTCTTGCAATTTTTCTATGTTATCCTTATGCCTTATAATGCTTTCTTTTGTGTTATATGGATATTCAAGATCATCTCTGTCTGCCGTATGTGTTTGAGAATACTCATTGTATTTATTACTCATTTTCTTTTTTCTCCTTTTTGTATCTATTCTTTTCCAAAGTCTTGTTGTCTAATCTTGACATTATATTCTTCTCTTAAATAGTCTTTTAATTGCCAATATTCATCAAATACTTTTTCGTCAAATATATTTTTTAAATCTAATGTATATCCGAGTGGAATTATAATTAAGTCATATATAATCCAATCCAGTATTCCTTTTTTCTTGTCTATACATACCTTAGATATATAATAAACATTTTCGCTGTCAGATATAGTTTGTGTTTTTTTTGAATATTTCTTCATACTCTTTTTTCTTATAATATTATTATAATTGCTTCAAAAACAAATCTTTGGCAATGACTAAGTGAACTAACATTAAGGGTATAAGGGTAATAAAAAAAGGAAGCCATTGCCAAAGTAAATTTCATTTTAAATCTCTCCAAACATTATCTGAAAAGAGATCTCTTATCCCAGCAATAAATATAGCCAGGAAGCAAATTATTAAAAATATTTCGTTAAATTCCATTGTTTGTTTACACAAAGTAAACATACTTGAACTTAAAGTCAATACCTAAATTATAATGTTGTATTTATAATATAATGTGTAGTAATTTTTCATACTCATATTCCTTTCAAGGCAACTTCGGTTGCCACCTTGTTTGTTGGAAAAAAAAGGGGAACTTTTGTTCCCCTTTTTTTAGACAGAATATGAAATCATTTCCCCTCTCTTTTCTTTCTGTATTCATTAATCACTTTATCCATATTCTCATCAGTCCATACCATACCATTTGACAAAAAAGATACAAGTTCATTTTCTGCTATCTGATACATAACCCACCATTTATTAGTGCCACTATCTCTAACTACTATGTTTATGAAACAACTTTCACCACCTACAACAAAAACTATATCCCCTGTCCAACTTGGACAATCAGACATATAATTTTTAATCATAGTCATACGGCTTTTGTCAATCTCATAATCATCTTTTGTTGAACCCCAATACTTATATAGGGTTTCACTTACCTCTTTATATGTTTTATTATCTACTTTCATCGTTTCTCCTTTTGTTTGTTAAAAAAATTTTTCAATTATAAAAATTTATAGTGCCATTTATAAAAATTTATAGTGCCATTTATAATCGATAAGGGCATTTTTACACCATTTTCTAGATGGGTTAAAAGGTGGTTTTTTCAGAAGGGGAGGGTAGAAGGGGAGGGGGGAGGCAATCGCCTCCTCCCTTTGTGTTTATTTTTCCAAAGCTGATGTAAATTTGTCGCTTTGAAAGTTGCTATTATCGAGCTTGAAATATGCCATTAAATCGCTGATAAAATCTTTATTATTTGCGATTTGTGGGTATCTTTTCAATATGCCGACAAGTGCTATGTAGTGTTTTTTTGTCATTTTATTTTTCCTTGATTTTAGGATTAGATTAAAGGGGGGAAAATTTCCCCCCTTTATGGTTGACGACTTTGCTTAAAGCAAGTCCGTTCGGTTTTCGTCCAATAGTTCAAAATGCCACCTATTCTCTTCGCTTTTATCGATATTAAGATAGGCATTTTTTTTCCCTTTGTAGACACTCAAAAGCTTTGAATATTCATTTTCAAATCTATAAGAGTATTCCATTAGGGTTGAGTAATCAACTGGGGAAAAAACTTCCTTTTCTCCCTTTTTATCGCCAGAGGTGTATTCACCTAATCTGAAGATAAAATAATCACTATTGAACTCGGCAACACCGACAAAGTTTTTCCATTCGGTTAGGGTTCTTATTTTATCAAAAAAATAAAAATCCTTATCTTTGGTAAACCTCACAATGTCGCCCGTTTTTAAGTCCCAGAGATTAGCTGGAGCTATTCTCCTTTCTATATCTGGGGATTTTATGTCAATTACTTCATCGCAATAGCTTTGCATAAAAGCATAAGCACAGCTTTCATCTTCGCAGACTAGTTCGCCGTGTATTTGATAAAGAAATTGAGTGGAACAATCATCTCTGCCGTAGTCACAATAGGAGCATAATTCTTCATTTGGCACCCATTCGCCGTCAATGTTGTATTCCACTTCTTGTCTATTTTCTACACTCATTTTCTCTCCCTTTTTTTGGATTAAAAAACCTTGAAATTTTGCCCCCAGTTGATAGACTGGGGGACTTTGTTTAGGAAGTCGCTTCTGTTTGGATTTCGGCTGTTACCTAAACTTGTTTTAATAAGCTCCCGTATCTGGGCAAACTCCGAGCTTTTCGCATAAATCATCAAAGTTCTTGATGATATGTAAATGCTCTTGTTTTGATAGTGCGAGAACTTGGGCAACAACTGGACTGAACATATTACTAACTCGAATATCTCCAAATTTCCCAGTATTTCTAATTTCTATAAAATCAGCCAAGTCCATTTTACTTATCGTTATTCCACTCATTTTCTTTCCTTTCTGTTTGGATTAAAAAACCTTGAAATTTTGCCCCCCTAAAGTCGGCTTTTGCCGTCGGGATCAGTCTTAGTTGTAGGTTATTTTCGGGGGGGCATTTTTTATCCTTTTTTAATTAAAGGAATAAAGCAATATAAAACATAAGAAACATCATCAAAACACATAATGTTTCAACTATGAAACTATCATTGTTTTTTCTCATTGTTACTCCTTTCTATTGTGTCAATCGCTTTCCACATTGCTTCAAGAAGTTTTTTATTTTTCTTGTAAGTGTTTTCGTATGTGTCAAGCATGTGTTCGTCTATCAAACCCCCGTCAATTAAATCTCTTAAAACTAAAACGGCTGATTGATAGTAGAACAACTCATTGTCTTCACAATCCATATTATCTCCTTATTTGGTTAAAAAAATCTTTGCCACACATAGATTGACTATATGTGGCATTTAAGTTCTGTTTTGCATAGAACTTCCTCCAAAGGTTTAAACGGCGATTTTAAGGCATTTTAAAGCCATTTAATCGCTGTTTAATATGAAACTTAAAGTGTGTTATTTCCAATTGTCGATTATCTACCATTTAAGAGTTTAAAAAGATGATTTATGAAAGGGCTTACAACCTCTTTGTATTTCTGGAACTACTCATTTCTTCTCTAATTTTCGTCCTGTCCTCGACTGGCTTTAACTCATTTCCTCTTGTCTTTTGCTCTTAAACTTTTCAAATATCTTGTAAATCTTACAGAATTTAAACAATTCCACTGGTTTGTCAAATTACTTTCATTTCTTGTCAATCTATTTGAATTATGATTTGATGATTGATATGATTAACCTCGCCCTTGATTTTTTTTACCTTAAAGTATCCCTTTAAGCTCTTGATTAATCAGTTAAAGTAAAGCTTTAAGTAAATGCTGTAAGTTCACCTGGATTGGGGTAGGGGGTGATGATATCGCAAGGGGTTGAGTGTATTAGGATTACGCACAAAGTAGTGAAAAACGACTAACCAAGTATAAAAATATAATAATTTAATACCTTTTATATTAATATCAAGATTTAAAAATATTCCTCTAAGTTATTGATATTGTTACAGTTACAAGGATTTATAGGTAAGAAATTTTTGACGATTTTTTACTGGACAACCAATCCAAACTTTATAGTGGTATTTTTTTGGTTTTTTTGATTAAATTGTGTGTATGCCAAGATATGATTACAAATGTGAGAAGACTGGAAAGGTATTTGAACACTTCCAGTATTTTGATGAACCTAATAGGGAATTTTGTGATTGTAAAGGCAAGAAACATAAAGCGAAAAAGCTAATTTCAACACCCCAAATTAGGGTAATGCGTAAAAATACGATGACAGATCGTAAACTTTACAAGGAATTAGATATAGATTAGGAGATATAATGGCGAAGTTAAAAAAATGGAACGATTTGTTAAAAAACTCTCATTTACAGACGAGAAATCAAGCAATTATTGAGTTAAAAGAGGGTAAAGAAGTAGATCTTTTAAAAGAGGAAATACAAGAATTGGAAAATAATGGCGTAGAGTTTGAGGCGAAGAAAGCAGTCAAGAAAGCCAAAAAAGTTAAAAAATAATGTTTGACTATTGTGCATTATGCCAGAAAAAAGCGATAGTATATTTCACAAGCCAAATGGAGTTGGAAAGGGCGACAAACCACGCAAAGGTAGTGATTTGAAAAAATATAGAGAGAATTGGGAAAAAATATTTAAAAAAAAGGAGAAGAAGTAATGTTACAATTTTTATTAGGACTAGTAGTAGGATTTGGATTGCATTATGCAATACTATGCACAAAATCAGGACAAAACGCTTGTAAGAAGTGTTGGGACTGGTGCAATGTAAAGAAAAATGCCAAGAAAAAGTAATTTTTTTGGTAGTCAACGAGTTAAGCGAAATGGTGCTAAAAAAACTCGACAAGGTAATAGCAAGAATACCAAACGAGGCACAAAGGTTTCAAAAAAATACTATAAAAAGAAATATAGAGGACAAGGAAAAAGACGATGAGTAAAGTAGCGTTAAAGAAAGTCAATCAACAAGCTGCTATTGACTTAATGATACAAAATCCAGGATTAAATAAGACAGAATTAGCGAAACAGCTTGATTTAACCCCACAAACCATACATAATTGGTTTTCTGATGACAAATTTGTGGATATGTATTATAAAAGCTATATGACAGTATTTAATAGCAAATTACCAATGGTATTGAACAGTATGATACGAGAAGCAATAGAAGGTAATGTAATGGCAGGACGATTGGTGCTTGAGCATAGTGGTAAACTGATTAAAAACATCAATGTAACCGTAGATAGTCCATTTGAAAAGTTTTTAAAGGCAAAAGATGCAGACTGGGAAATAATTGATGCTGAAAGCGAAGAAGTCAAAGAGGCAATAGATGATCTTCCAAAAAGAAACCCAGAAAACGACAAACCAAAACAAAGAAATAAAAAAGAAGTTAAAAAAATCAATAAAATATCTTATAGGCAAAAAAGAAAGCAAGACAAGGCAGAAAGATACGCATTATTACAACGAGCTAAAAAAGTAGGTCTAGATCCATTACCTGCAAAGCGTCCTACAGCTTCAGAGAGAAGAAATTGGATTAATGAGTTAAGAAAAAGAGAAGAAGCTAAGAAATCCCAAACTCGTCAGGACTAATATTATACTTATCAAAGATTTCAGACATTTCCATTGAAACGGAAATAAAATCCTCTTGAGATTGTTGTGGTAACATAGAACCTCTTGAACACAGAAAACCCAATAGATCGTTATTATGCCCAGAAATTTGTTTGATTTCTAATACGAGTTTTAATATTTCTTTTAATAATTTATCCATTACAGTTCAAATGTTTTCTCTGTTATTTTACGCATTTTAGTTTTTAATTGCGATTCTAATTTTTTCTCTAACACTTCTTTACCTTGTTCCCACGCACTTCCAAGCATATTATCATCAAATAATATTGGTAATTCATCAGATGTAAAAAACCATTTTCTAACACCTTTTTGCTTGTTGTTTTCATTGTCGTATAAATGATACGCACCATAGAAAACATTGTTTTTATTTGTTGCTTTATTTTTATCTGGTGCAATAATTACCCTATAATTTTTTTCATCTGTAAATATTTTAAGTGGAATACTATTTTTAAGTTTTCCCCTTAAAACCATATTATTTTGTTTTCCCTCATACCCATTTCTTTTAAGCCATCTTTTATAGCTTTTTGTGTATTCTGGATAAGGTTGTCCTGTTATATCCAACCCTTTAGAAAAAGAATCTTTAACTTTTTTTAGAGCTGCTCTACCTAAAGGTTTTAATAGGTTGTCGTATGCAAGTTTTGGAAACTTGTGTCCTTTTAGTTTACTGAAAGTAACATTACTCTTTACTGTTATCTTCATCTTCTTCTACCTCTTGTAATGGATTAATAGGTTGTTGAACTTGCCTTGAACCGTTCTTTTCTTTGTTTTCTTCAATAATTTTTTCAGCTTCTTCTACGCTAATATCTTTATTTTCTTCAGCGAGTAATTGAGCTTCGGTAACAAGGTTATGTTTTAATTTATATTCGTTCAACATAATCTTATCTTGGGTAGTCATCGGATATTCAACTTCAGAGAAATCTACTTTAAATCGTTTTGGATCAGGTAATCCTAAATCGTTGAATTGAGATATAGCATATTCAACTTTATAGAAATCGTGTTCGTATTGACGATATATTTCTTTATCATCAATAAAATCTTCGTGGCGTTCTAAATCTTTAATCATTAGGGAGATACCACTTGGGACTTCTCCACCTGATTCTGCGAAAGTAACGAATAAATGATTGTTCAACGCCACCAGTTCTATTTGCCATTTGATATTTTCAATAACAGATTCTACACTACCTTGTGGAGATACAATATTATAACTGCTTCCTTCTGGCAATGATAAAATCTCATCTGAACCTACTCTGACTTGGTTATTGTCAGTAATTAAACCAGAAATAACTGGTTGTCCGAACATTTGGAAACGCAATCCTAATTGCATTTCTGTCATTGTGATATTAACGTGTTCGTTTGCACTAACTAAATCAGAAGCACCTTCAACGAAAAAAGAATCCAACTGTTCTTCTCTATGAGTAAATACAAAAGGGAGAATACCAAGATTATGCTTTACTTCTTCAAGAATATTACCGTTTTCATCAAACTTGACACAAATTTGTGAATCCCAATACGCATATTGTAATTCTTGCGTATCAGATATGTCAGCGTGTCCGTGCATCATAGGATATACGATTGCTTCTGGTTTATAAACGTTATCGCCAAAGTAGGGTTCAAAATAGTAAATAGGACGATAATCAAATTCTTGTTTTTCTTCATTGAACATAACGTATGTTGCACACGTTCCAAGTAAGCGTGTCATACGTTCCATTTGTTTCATACGAGCATTTTTAACTTCTGTTAATTC